TGGAAATATTTATATTAGAAATAGTGTTCCAAATGCAAGGCAGTTAGCAGAGGATTATCGTAAGAAAGGTATTACGGCTGTTTTTCCTAGAGAAGACTTAAAACCAGAGACCCCACCTACACCTCCCCCTCCAGTAAGAGATGAAAGAGAAACACAAATGATGGAAATTAAAAGACCTGAATTGATTGCCCCTACAAGACGTTTAGAAAAAGTAGAAGTTCCAGAGGGACCTGCCTATTCACAGCCTAGCGATACAAGAAAAGGCACTGTTGTTCAAGTAAGGAAAGGAGAAACAAGAAGCTATAAAACTGGAGATATATTTCACAGAAAACACAATAAAGGGTATAAATGGCATAGTTACAGCTTACCAAAGGTAGAGGTGTATAAGGGCGAAAAAAAGAAGCTGATACCTAGTATTGTGCAGAAGGTTACGGGTTACGATAAGAAAAAGATGGAGGGGTATGAAAACGAGGAGGGTACACGCGTACCTGGAGAAATAGAAACAGCAAGAATGGAGAATAGACAGATAAACTTTACAGGGTCAAACTCTATTAAAGACCTTATTCGTCAAAGAAAATATAAAAAAGAATATCCTAAATATGCGGAATCAATAGAAAACGCAAAAAGATATAACTCCCTTGTAGATGCTATGAATATAACCGAAACAAATAAAAACAATTAAAATGAACTTAAAATCTAAAATTTCAGCCGCTTACGGAAAGGTGAAGCAATCTGGAGGACCAGGAGACCCAGAACCTAAAAAAAAGAAACAAGTTGACTTAAAAAGCAAAAGCTATTTTGAAGGACCTTTCGCTAGAATGAAAGCTAAAAAAGCTATCAAAAAAGGACGTACAGATGTTGCTGTAGCCGTTAGAAACCCTAAAAATAAAAAGTCTTTATTCAATCCAACAGGAACAAAAAGCGTAACAACATTTAAGGATTACTCTTACGATACTCCTCAAAAAATAAAAACAACTAAGACTCCTTATATTACTCCAATGAAAAAACTTCTTCTTGCGACAAAACATTTAGAAGAAACTAGCAATAAAGAACCAGCAAAGAAGATGACAAGACAACCTAAATCATTTCAAGAATTAGAAAAAAAAAATAAATATAAATAAACAATTAAAACAAAGTAAAATGTACAAAGCAAAATTTAACATGGACAAGAAGGCAATGAGCCCTAAAGCTAAAGGAAAATCAGAAGCTAAAGTTTCTGATACAGCTAAAACTACAAAAGGAGCAAAGAAAAAGTTTGGTAATGCTTTTTTAATGATGCTTCAAATGAAGAACAAAAAGAAATAATAGTGCCATACCTAGATAAAAAGTCAGGTATCGACCCAAAGCTAATCAAGAAGGCTTATGCTAAGGGTCAAAAAATTAAAAAGCAAAAAACCAAAGAGGCTGATTGCGGATGTAAACACTAGATGACTATGCTATTTGCCGATGTCAAAAAAGACAGTATAGCTCAAAATGGAATATTAACAACTGAATGGAAACCAAAATATAAAGAATTTGAGTATCCAAGAGATTTTGTTGATTGGGTTGATTCAATTAATACCGGTTGGCAAAATAAAGTTAAATATATTCCTTTTGAATTATATTGCAGACAAGCTGAATCTTGGTTAAGAGACGAAACGGAACTAACTGATTTTCAAACAGAAGAAGAACAATACGATTGGTTAACAGAAGAAATAACCAGGTGTCAAGATAACTCCCTTTATTTTTGTAATAAGTACGGATGGATTAAGGAAGACAAGTCTGAAAACGGAATGCTCAAGTATAAAGCTTGGGAAGCGCAAAGGGTTTTGTTGTTTTTATTTGATTGTGGGCATTCTATGATGATTGGAAAGGCTCGTCAAATAGGTTTTACAACTACCATGTGTCTTGCAGGAATGAAAAGGGTAAACCTCAACAAATCATACTTCATTAAATTTGTAACTCACTCTGAAAGAAAAGGAATAGAAATATTTAGGGATAAAGTAAAATGGGCTTTTACTAAGATTCCTGTGTTTCTTGCTCAAGAAGTAAAAAACTGGACAGACCAAGTGATGTCTTTAGAAAAAAGAGGAGGAAGAAAAGGAAGAGAAGAAGGTGGAGGTTCTAGATTCCAAGTAGATAGTCCACAGATAGACGCTATTAATGGTGGTTCACCATCCGCTGTGTTTGTAGACGAGATTGGTCTATTTGAAATCTTTGGAGAAATGATGAGAGAGGGTAGACCTGCCCTATTTAAGTATAACCCAGAAACTGGCAAGATGTCCATGCAACAACAATTCATGGCATGGGGTACAGGAGGTGAAATGGATAAGGGTGGCTCTGTATTTGAATCAGAGTTTAAAATGTGTCTAAAACAATGGAGAGAAAAAAACTATGAATATGGAATTATACCACTATTTTTCAACGCATACGCAAGAAGAGGAGTTAATGACAGTCACATCAACAATGAGCGAACAGCTTACTTGGCACTCGAAGGAACTAAAAAAGGGGAACTTGCTAAAGTTCAGTTCCATCAGCACTACCCGATTACCATTGATGATATGTTCATCAGAAAATCAAGAACCCTTGTACCAATACACACCTGTAATCAAAGATTAAACGACATATACGGCAAAGATGTTCCAATAGAATATGGGTATTTTGAGCCTATTATGGATATGAATCAACCAACTCCTGATTTAATAACTGAATTTAGGATAATTGGGGCTAGATGGATTAAAACAGAATCAAGAGAAAATGTTTCTACCTCATCAATCATAATACACCATCCACCAGAGAATGAAGTTTGGAAAAATAGATGGTATCAAGGAACAGACCCTGTTAATTCAGAGACAGGGCACTCAATGATGTGTAGCGCTATATGGGATTCTCTCACGAATAGCGTGTCTTCTGTTGTTTTTCATAGAGACAGAAAGTTTAAACAGACATATCTACAGGTATTGTTACAAAGTTTATACTACGACCAACAAAAAAGAGGAGGTGTAAAGGAATTAGTAGAGAATAATATTGGAGATATGCATGTTGACTTCCAAGAAATGCATGGATTTAAGAGCAAGTTTACTGCAAACACTCAATTGCCAGAGTATTTTCAAACACAAGGAGGTAAGTGGTTTGGAATATCAAATAAAACAAACACTGCTCCCAGGATTATTGCAAAGATAGAAGAAATGTTGGAGGCCTATGCTAATAATATAGACGTTCCTTGGCTTTGGGAGCAACTAAAAACATTTGTAGAGAAAGACTTAAGAAGTTCAACGACAAGTAGGCAAACAAGGTATCAAGCTTCAGACGCTAGGTATGATTATGATGATGCTATATTTGGGATAGCATTCGCATATATAAATGCTCAAGCACATTCTAGGTATGAACCAGAGAATATAAGAAAATCAGAAGAAGTAAAAGACGTTGTAATAAGATTTGTTCAATGTAGGGAGACTAATTTTAGAATGAAAAGAGCTAGAGTTGAAAAAGCCACAGGGAGAATCTTAAAAATATTAGATTAAAAAAATTATATTTCTAACATTAATTGATTTAAAATAACTAGGGTTTTATCGAATCCTAGTTTTTTGTTTTCCCATACAACGCCATGTCTATTATTCAAGGTTTCCCTATATTCATCTAATATAGATTTGAAAAAAAATTTTTCTTTTTTATTCATTTCTTTACAAGACATTGATTTGTATTTATGATTGTCTTCAAAGATTTGTTTCTTACAATTGTACCAATAAAGATGGTACTGAGGAACTCTTCTATCAAACTCAAACTTTGTAGATATATATGATTTTAAAATAAAGTGAGGTGTATTGTTTTTTATTACTTGTTTAAGTTTATTACTAGAATATGACGAAGAGGTTGTCACGCGGCAAATCTAATTGAAAACATTCTGTCAACTTCATCACTCATATCTCTTGTTTTTATATTCACAATCCTTTCGTTCTTAGGGTTAATCCAGCAAATATAACAATCTCCTATTTTTATGTTTGTATTTTTCTCTATAATTTTTTTATATACTTGAAGCTGTATAGAATAAATATTGTATTCGCATTCATCTAAATGACTAAGACCATTAATCATTTTGTTTTTATATTTACTGTATCTACCTATATCTTTACTGGTTTTATAATCCCATATTTGAAATTCTTTTTCTTTTGTATTATAAAACAACTGGTCTAGTGTCCCACAGAGGAGTAACTCTTCGTCACCTACAATCCATTCAGATTTAATTGGGATAAGATAAGATTTTGTTTCTTGATAAAACTCTTCAAAAGCTAACTTATACCAAGAAGGAAGCCCTTCTTCAGGTATTTCATATTCTTTAGATGCGTACCTAAGTTCTGCATATTTATGAAAGTTATTTCCCAATGATATAGCTTTGTTTTTGATATCATCCCATTCTGAAACAACCTCCCAAGTATACATTCCGTTTTTTTGAGCATACTTTTCTGCGATTATATCTTTTTTAAATGGCTTCTTAAACATAGAAATAAATTCAGTACAAGAAATTGATTTCTTGCCGTTTATGTAATAGCTATGGTTAGAGTCTTTGAATATTATATTGTTGAATTTATTCAACTCTATAAACAAATCAGGCGTAAGAATCATCGTAGACTTCCTGCATTAAATCTTCAAGGGCTGCCTCTGCTTCTAAATCATCTTCAGTTAACGGCTTAAATCTATTAGATAAAAAATATTTATAAGGAGAATCATTAGGCATGTCTATTTCAGATAATTTATATCCAACAGCCATTCTTTGTTGTGCAAGATATTTAGCATCAATAACAGTGTACACTTCTCCCTTTTCAATCCAAGGCCCATTGTATCTTAATGGCCTTGCGTTATCGTTTATGCAGACTACTCTAAATGTTTCCATATGTTTTTTTTAAAAAATAAGGCGCCCCTAGCAATAGAAAAAGGAGGGCGAGGCGCCGTATTATGATTGAATATAAATTTAGTTTTTTTACTATTGCTTAAAACAAAGATATAAAAATTATTAATAGAAAATAAAAAAAAGAAAAAATAAAAAAAAGAAAAAAAACAAAAAGAAAAGAAGCAAAAGAAAAAATAAAAAAAGAAAAAAAACAAAAAAGAAAAAAAAATTACGTTAAAATAAGTTAAAATAAATTTTGACTAAAAAAAAAACATTTAAAAAAAATGTTACATTTGTCATGTCTTTTGACACAGTGTTTAATTATTAACCAGCACAGAGATTAAAAACTCAGTGTAAAAAAACAAAAAAAAATGGCAATTTCTTTTAGATTACCAACAATAAATGCTGATTCAGCAACATTGTTGAACACACCTGTAGCAGCTACAGATGTAGTATTGGATAACGGTGTACTTACCATCCTTGACGAATCAGGAGCTCAATCTCTTGTTCTAAAGGCTTCCGATTTAATTAACTTTAATTACGCAGCTACAAGTAATGGTACAGCTAACGTAGTTGATGTAGACTTAACTGGTGTTGTAATTGTTAACAACGGTGTTTATTCATTGACAATTTCTGCTCCTTACGCGGTTAACTTCTTCGGAGGAGGTCAAGAGACTAACGCTATCTTCCAAACAAGAACTTACACAGTTTCTTTAGATGCTACTGCTACAGTTGTTGAATTAAGAGATGCGTTTGTTACTCGTATCAACGCTGATGTAAATAACTATTTTTCCGCTGCTGGTGTAGCTGGAGATATTGTTCGTATCACTGCTGATGCTGCTGGATTTGGTGCATTAAATGTGGTTGCTCCTGCATTGTCAGTTGTTTCTGATAACGTGGCTTGGGTTTCTCCTGTTGGAACTACTAACGAAGTTCTTCAGTACATCCCTAATGCTGCTTTAGTTACTGGAACTTACAATAGATACGTTATTACTCACAGAAAGTTTCAGCGTTCAAACATTGTAAATGGACTTCAAGTTGTTAGACCAGTTCAATCAATTGTTTACCTTAACTCAGCAGATGCTGGTACTGCTGCAACTGTGACTAAATTAACTAACATACTTAGCGGAGCTTATACTCCAGTTGCTGACTATTTAGGATGTCCTGCTGTATAATAAAAATGATTATATTTGGGGTGGGGATTAATTTCCTCACCCTTTATTTATAGATATGAGTCAAGTTAAAGAAGTACAAGTTGTACTCTTTGGAATTGAAACAGAAGGAGATTTAAGAATAGAATATCCTGAGTTATCAGAGATCGAAGAGTTCAAAGATTTAAAAGTAAAAGAAGTAAGACTCTGCTGGTTGATTGGGAATAGAACAAGTCCAATTTACAGCGTGAGCAACCAGAAGGATAGACTTAGGAAAGCTCTTGAAATAGTGTATGGTAAATCATACGAAAGTAGAGCGGATGCTATCTCTTTGTTATCGGGAAACGTGCCCGATATAATAAAATCAGGGATAAGAAAGATGGAATCTTTTAATCCAGAGTATAGACTTAGAGCTAAATTAATGAGTGAGTATATGTTTGAAGTTTTAAACGATATGATTCTCATAACACAAAGTCAGATGAGTGTAATGGAGATAGATGAGAAAAAGAAATACGCTGATTTGGTTATAAAGATTTATAGTGAGTTACCAGATATGGTTAAAACACTTGAAAGCTCTTATGGGGCGAAGACAATAGAGAGAAAAACCAAAAAAGAAGTTTTGGTTAAAATAAATGACATATTGAGGTGATATGAGTTACATGTTCAGCGAGCAAACAGTAAGACCAAATAGGCTTACTCAAAAAAAAGACAAATCTTATCACAAAGATTTTGCTAAATTTTGTCTTGGCTCTATGAGCAATGACTTGTATCGTAGATATATAAACAAATGTCTAGTAAACTGGTCATTCTTTAA